CATAGATACGGTTCAACCCGTATCTATGTGGATATTGTGCATTTTAGTGTGTGCCAGCACAGTGCATAATAGGTTATTTTATGACCCTATTACACAGTCCCAGCTTGATATCTGGGACTATATGCAGCTTTTCAAGCTGCATGAAGTCAAGTATCGAATTTAGTGTTTGGCGTCTGTGCCAGACAATTCGAATGCTGTGGCAAAGTTACGATAACTATTGTATATTTAAGTACATAGTGCCAAATCCTAGTTCATTTGTAATGGACTTTTTCAGGTAGCCAGCATAAAGTTAAGGGACTCCCTGGGGATTTGCATTAAAGTAAGCGTACCTGAGTGTGCCACAAGCCCCCTTGTGTAATCCGAACTGGTCCTGTCAGTCGTCTATTACAGTACTTGACGTCAGTTATCCTAAGTCCATAGAAACGGACGGTATGGGTTCCACCTTATGGGCCCAATCCTTTTATATGTGATAGCGCTTATAAGCGCTTATTTGTGTCGTATGTGCTGCTTATGCAGCACCCTGTATTTACTTCCTCTGCTCAAATAAAAACTAGAAAACAAACAAAAACAAAATAAAAATCTTGCATGTTTTATATTTTTGAAAAGCTGAGCATCGAGCCATTTAGAAGTCACTACTTAGGAATAGTTTTCACTGTCAACAAGTGAAAAGTATTTATCTGTAGCCTCTCCGTGGACCCTTAGGGGAAGTCATGACCCCCCGAAGGCCCGACGTGAAAGATAAATTACTTTTCTCTTCGAGACCTAAGATACACTTCTATGTGTACTCCATCAGGTATAAGCCCAGATGGTGGATTTGTTGCCCATCAAGCAACATATATCCTGGGGGGGATGAATAATACCCCATACGAAACAGATACAACCGCAATGATTGACTCGAGTGATTCAACAGACAACCATCGTGTCTTGTTTGCTCACATTTCCCGTCTTGCAGAGCAATATCGGAATAGATCTGGTCGATATCTCATAGATGTCGGCCAGATTATCCACACAGTCTCTGCCATCATTATTGTGAAACGAACGTTTGAGGGATGTACAACCCTCTCTCAATACCATGCCGCATCATTGACCGGTTTTCATTACATTACCGGTCGATATGCTTATGACGCTCTTGCGGAATTTTTCCAAAATCAGAGCGTTCAGGCAGATTCTGGTGAAGTTCTAGAAGCTCTTCGGAGCATCTTTGACAGATCTGAATCTGTGCTGCATTCCAGTACAGTTTTGCGAATTCGCAAACTGTACACCTATGTTCTTGTTCAAGGATGGATTTCCAATTCTGGTATTTCTCTGGAACAACAGGAGTTTAACAGCTTCGTTTCTCTGAACCAGGGGTCTGGAAGTTTTCAAAGCAGAATTCATTTTCTGTATGACATCCTTGAATCCAGTCTGTATTTTGCCGAACGTATCTTTGAGTTCAAAACCACTGGTTCGGTATCTTCCCTATTACATGGGGAGACTACTTATACTAAGTGGTTTAGCTCCGCTGAAAAAGTCATTCAGCTTTCGCAACATACAGCAAATCTCGAAGCGCACGGCACAAGCTACTTTTCTTATCTTGCTGAGCTTAATCAGCTCATCGAGCAGGGAGAGTCCTTTGTGAAGATGATCCGTGCGACTACCCACACAACGCGTTTGCCAGTTATGTTTCGTACATTAGAGCGTTTGAAATTGCTCAAAATGTCGGAACTAACTAGACAAGCAGCGCAAGCTGAGAGGGAAGCTCCTTTGGGAGTTCTCATATCTGGAGCTTCAAGTGTTGGGAAGTCTCTTTTCATGCAGATTCTTTTCAGTCATTTCGGAAAGGTATTCAATCTCGATACAAGAGATCATTTCCGTTATGTTCGATCACCGACTGACAAGTACTGGAGCAACTTCGACTCCAGTATGTGGTGTGTGCAATTCGATGATATTGCCTACCTCAATCCTGCAAAGAGTATGGAAATTGAGCCTACTCTCAATGACGTTATTGCATGTATCAATAACGTTCCATACTGTCCCCCACAGGCAGACATTGTTGATAAGGGTAAGACACCTGTTAAGGCGCGTCTTGTCCTTGCTTCAACAAATATTTCCCATCTCAACTTTGGGGAATATTTTGCCTGCCCGTTGGCTCCCCGTAGACGCTTCTCGGTCAATATTCATTTGACTCCGAAGCGGGAGTATCGATCCTCCAACGGTGTGTTCATTGACCCTGATAAGATCAGGGATCATATTGGACTACCCGATTTTTGGGATATCGCCATATATGAGGTACGGCCAGCTGATGACATTAATCAGTTCAAACTCGTGGTTATCCAGGAGTTTTCCTCCATGAATGAATTTCTTTCATTTTTTGGAAAAGAGGCCGTGCGACATAGGCGATTGCAGGAGAGTGCTGTTGCTTCATCTTCTCGGGTTCACGACATGGACATATGTCCAACTTGCTTTGGAATTGACTGTCTGTGTCCTGTACCCGATATGGAGGTTCAGTCTCTTCAACAAGGCATATGTACACAAATGAAGAGTTATTTTCTTTGGTTTGTGACATACTGCCTTTCTACACAGGCGGGCGAATATGCTTTCGATACCTTACTCAGATATCGGTTCACAAGGGTTATTGCTTATAACCTTTTACTGTGCATCCTTGACCCCAAGCTTAGTGCCCGTTATTCGGGTCGATTGGCTTCCGGTCGTCATTTTGGTGCAATCGCAGCTTTAGTAGCAGTGATTGGGCTTATTCGGATTCTCTTCCTCTATTTTAAGATAGAGGCATATAGCGGTGGATGTCAATCCTCCGAAGTTGAATCCAAGCCACCAAAAGTTCAGGATACAAACTGTGAAGGCCTGAGTGCTCCTGATGAAAATTCCCCACAGATATCTTCACTGTCTTTACATGGTGGTGGACCATCTAAAGACGAGGGACAAAACGTGTGGTACAAGGAGCGTATGACTCTCACTCCTTTTGACATTCCCAGAGCTTCTACTGGTTATCCAAAAGATACCCCTGGTGTGAGATCCATCATTGGAAATCATATAGTGCGTGTTAAGGTTTGGACTAGTTCAACCTCGAAGCGCTCTATGAATGGTGTTTTATTAGAGGGCAATTTGCTCCTAGTAAATGCACATTTTTTCAATGGGATTGAAGTTGTGAACATGAGTGTGTACCGGTCTATTGGACCTGGTATTACAGACCAAGTCACTCAGATTATGGACATCAAAGATGTCAATTTTGATCGAAAGAAGGACTTGGCTCTTGTCCGGCTTTTTAATGTGCCTCCTGTTAAATCTCTTCTTCCTATCCTTCAGGAAAAGAATTTAGGAGTCACATTTGGTGATTTATTCACCCGAGAGGATGATGGTTCGTTAACCACTCGCCGTATATCTAATATTGGTTTACGACGGGGGGTTTCCGTCCCATTAGAGGGTTATGAAGCTCCTGTTTATCTTGGGCAGACTGACCACGAAACCATTGAAGGAGATTGTGGGTCTCTTTTAGTGGGACATACTGGCTATGGGCCAGTAATTATGGGAATCCATTTTTTGGGTTCTCATGGTACTGTTGGTACCATTCCACTTTTTCGTGGGGATATAGAGAGGATTATGCCCGATGGAGATCGAGCTTTTCGTATCCAAGGCGGGTTCTCTTCTATCCCTCGTGACAGATTAGGTACACCGATTGAATTGGGTGACCCACATTTCAAAAGTATCTTTCGATTTATCGAAAGTGGTCGCGGAAATGTGTTCGGTGCTATAACCGGATTTAGGTCGAAACCCAAATCTCGCGTGACCACCACTCCCTTGTGCGACTTCTTTTGTAGGAAATACAAAAGGGAGGTTGCACATGGGCCTCCAGTCCTTGGTTTTTGGCAACCATTGCGACAGAACGTTCTTCCTATCATGCAAATGCCAATGATGGAGAATGCATCTGTTGTAAAGTTGTGTGCCAAAGCATTTCTTGATGACATTGTCTCATCCTTACCTCAGGGGTGGGAAAAAGAACTTTTTCTTCTGTCTGATTTCGAATCTGTAAATGGTATTCCTGGTCGGAAATACATTGATAGAATCGATATCAAGACTTCAATGGGATTCCCTTGGAACTGTTCCAAGAAGAAATATCTCCATCCAGTTGAATCGGAAAAGTACCCTAATGGTGTCGATTTCGATGATGACTTCTATGAAAAAGTTCGAGAGGTGGAAAAGTTGTACGCTCAATCAAAACGTGCAAATCCCATCTTTTCTGGTCACGAAAAGGATGAACCTGTCTCATTTAAAAAGATCAAGGAGAAGAAGAATCGCCTCTTCATGGGTGGTCCTATTGATTGGGGAATTGCTGCCCGGAAGAGGCTTCTTTCGTTTATTCGTCTTGTACAGATGAATAAATTCGTTTTTGAGGCCGCTCCAGGTACAAATGCAATGTCGAGGGAATGGAGCAATTTCTACCGATACCTTACCCAATTTGGGGAAGATCGATTGAATGCAGGAGATTTCCAGACATTTGACAAGAAGATGTCGCCCACTTTCATTTTGCTTGCATTTTGGGTCATGTACAAGATCCATCGTCAAGCTGGGTGGTCTCATGCGGATGCATTACCCATAATGTGTATTGGGTATGACATTGCTTTTCCTGTGTGTTTAGTTGACAATACATTGGTTGAGTTCTTCGGATCTAATCCTTCAGGACAGATCCTAACAGTTATTCTCAACTGTTTTGTCAATTCTCTCTACCATCGCTATGCCTATTTTATGGCTAACCCTGATAGGGAGGTTCACACTTTCAGATCTCGAGTGGCTTTGATGACTTATGGGGATGATTGCATCAATGGAGTTTCAATTGAAGCTCCTTGGTTCAATCATGTCTCCATAAGAGAACAGTTGCTCAAGATTGGTGTCAGTTATACCATGGCTGACAAATCAGAGGTAATGATACCTTATCTCCACATCTCAGAGTGCTCATTTCTGAAAAGGAAATGGAAGTATGATGAAGAAGTGAAGGAATGGTTTTGTCCTCTCGATGAAGAATCCATATTTCGATCATTGACCGTGTGGACTAGTTCAAAATCTATTGAACGTGAACACCAGATGGTCGAGGCTATGGCTTCTGCGCAAATGGAATATTTCTTCCATAGTAAGTCGCAATTCCGCTGGTTCTCTGAATCAGTGGCAGAAGCTCTTACCCCGGAGCTTCATAAGTATGTAGGGGAAGGGACGTTCAAGACGTACCGACAACTCCAGGAGCGATTTCTAGCCGCTTCTCAAGAGATTCCAATAATCTCATTCGCTAGAAACATACCGGAGGTTAAGCCGCCTCCGGATATGTCCACTTGGTTTCAGAAAACAAACGATGAACAGAAAACAAGTGCGGAGGATCCTGCCGGAAATGGATCTACTGGTCTGGAGGTATTACCGGGTACCTTCATTCCTTTCAATAAACCCGAAGAAATTGCAGATTTCGTTGTCCAGGCCCTGGATGATGATGCATCACCTACAGGTGATCCACAGGTTGAAACCAGTGAGGTCGTGACGTTTATAGACTCTTCAGCAGGAGTTGTTAACGTAATCGACCCCCCTGTTCCTGCAACTGTGCTTGTAGATGGTACATCCAATACGGATTTAGGACGCTTTCTTAGTCGTCCTACTCTGATTGATACTAGGACTTGGACAACAGCAGCTGCAATTGGTGTGATAGGTTCGGTTCTCGAACCGTGGTATCTTTTCTTGAATGATACCATTATTAAGCGCAAGATCGAATCTTACGCTTTTATTCGAGCCAATCTTCACATCAAAATCATGGTTAATGCCACTCCTTTCCATTTTGGTATGGTGAGAGTGGCGTATGAACCATCTGTCAATGCTACCGGCACTGGTTTTAGCAGTTCACGTGTTCGAACGGGAACTGCTTCGGCACCACTTTTGGTACCGTATAGCCAAATGCCTGGCACCTGGATCACACCAGCTGATAATTCGGGAGGTGAATTTGTCGTTCCCTTCTTTTTT